CTGTGCGACAGGTATAGAGGTTGTGGGGTATTCTTCGGCGATGATTAACGCCCCGGCGTTTGACACCGTCACGACCGCTTTCTCTGCGATTCGCGGTGGCTCAATCGATTTGAACGCAACCGTGCCGACCTTCACCAGCGTGACAAACGAATTCGGACTCGACGGCACTTTCTATACTTTGGCCGCGCTTGACGCTTTAGGCGCGCCTAAAATTGTCACCAATGACTATGGTTCGCGCATAGTTCGATAGGAGAAAAACACCATGGCCGCAATGTCGGACTACTTAGAAAACAAGCTCATTGACCACATTTTCAGAGCGCAGAGCTTTGCCACCCCTGCAAACCTGTATTTCGCTCTTTTCACGGCAGCGCCTTCCGACTCTGGCGGTGGGACTGAAGTGTCTGGCGGCTCGTATGCGCGCGTGACGATGGCAACCTCTCTCGCTAACTGGAGCGGTACACAAGGCGCCGGAAGCACTTCAGCTTCCAGTGGTACCAGCGGCGCGGCTTCAAATAACATCGCCATCACATTCCCTACGCCGACCGCTAACTGGGGAACGATTACGCACTTTGGCATCTTCGACGCTGTCAGTGGCGGCAACCTTCTTTTTCATGGTGCCTTGACTGTTTCGAAAACCGTCAACAATGGCGACCCTGCCCCGAGCTTTGCGGCCGCAGCTCTTGGCGTGACGTTCGCCTAAAAGGACACCATGGCCGTCGGCTTTGATGCGCACGCAGACAGACTGCTGAACACGTCAGGCAGCGTTCCCGCTAACAACGCCGCCTATACTGTCACTTTGTGGGTCAAGCCGCAGACGGGCGCCAGCGGCAACCCAGAAAGCTTGTTTTATAGCAGCGGCTCCGGTTCGGCCTATGCACTTGTGCTGAATAGCGGCGTGCCAACGATTCTAGACGTTGGTGGAGGCTTTGTTTCACGAGTAACTCTAGGCTCTGCGTTAAGCGACGGCACCTGGTATTTTCTGGCGATGCGCATAAACGGCTTGACGGGAACGCTATCCAGAGGACAGGAGAATCTAGCGGTCAGCCACGCAAGCAACACGATTACAGCACAAGGCGCTTCCTTTCAAATAGCAGTTGGCGGCTCTTTGTTCGGCACGGCGATGTACCCTCGCGCGCATATGGCGTTTGTGCGCGTGTGGAATGCCATCCTTTCTGACGCCGAGATTGAGGCCGAGCGCCAAGCAACATCTGCCTCTAGAACAGCAAACCTCACAGCTGAATGGCCTCTTGTAGATGACGCCTCTAAACTCACCGATGTTGGCCCTAATGGGTACAATTTAACGGCCCCAGGTGTCGGCCCATGGTCTTCTGAAGCGGACCCTGCACCGTTAAGCGGAGCCGTCACAGGTAGCTTCAGCACAAGTGCTTCAACCTCTGCAGACCTCACCACTGGGATTGCTCTAGCGGCTGCACCCGTTGCTACGGCAACCCGTGCCGCCTCACTTTCGACGGCAATTTCCTTAGAGGGAATGCTCGCCGTAGAGGCCACTGGATTTGTCACATTTTTCACAGAGATAGATGGAGCGGCCTCAGTCTCCGCTGCATTGAGCGGTTACATGGTGTCCGACGGTGCCGCAAGATGGTGTCGAATCGAAGATGCGCTGCGCACTTGGGTGAAGGCCGCTTCAGCATACCCTGATGCGCGCGTGATTTGGGCCGACCAGACAGGGGCGCGCCCTGCAGGGGACATCATCACCTTGAAAATAAGCGATATTTCCATGGTTGGGCTAATGGACGAGGTGACGGAAAATACCGACCTTTCGCGCCCAGCAGGAAAAGAAATCGAAATGAGGGCGGACGGCATTCGGGAGTTTACCGTGACGCTCCAAGCTTTCACTTCTGCCGTGACTTGCGTGTCTGCTGGAACAGCCGTTCTTGGTCGGTGTCAAACCGCGCTTGGCCTTTCTTCGGTGCGCTCGGCTTTGTCCGCAGCCGGGTGCTCACCCTTTGATGTCGGTCCGGTGCAGAATGTAACGGCCCTCAATCATGCCCTTTTTGAGGGACGTGCAATACTGCGCGTTAGGTTCTACACTCGAGAAAGCCTTAGCGATTACGTCGGGTACATCGCCACAGTCAACACTGAATCCTATCTCGGCCCTCCTGATTCGGGCGCTCGAGCGACAATCGACATCTAGCCCCTCAATTGGTACAATTCCATTCGGAGATTCTAAAAAATGGCCCTTTCAGACATTGTCACCGTTACAATTACTTCAGAAAGTGCGGCGGTAGAGCAGGCCGGATTTGGCACGCCGATTATTCTGGCCCCTGATACGCCCGGAGGCTTTACAGAGCGTGTGCGTTTTTACACCTCTTTGACTGATGTAGGTGTGGATTTCGCTACGACTACGGCGACCTATAAAATGGCGGCGGCAGTGTTCGGACAGAACCCGCGCCCGCCTACTCTGGCTGTTGGGCGCCTCGCGAATAAGCCAACCCAGCGCTGGGCCGTTACGCCTACAGCCTCGAACACTACGGTTTATCAGATGCGAGTGAATGGCACGCTTGTAGAGTATACCTCTGACGCGTCCGCCACCGTGACTGAAATCATCACCGGGCTTAAGGCAGCAATCGATGCTCTTTCGCTTGGAATCACAGTTAGCGACCAAACCACGTATATGCGGATTGTTGCTAACACGGCCGGCGCATTCTTTTCCGTGGAAGTGCTCGATACGAGCTTGCTTGCGCTTGCGCAGGACCATGCCGACCCCGGCCTGGCTGCCGACCTTGCGGCAATCGCGCTCGAAGACTCGAGTTGGTACGGGATGCTCTTTGGCTTCGGAAGCAAGGCTTGCATTGATGCTATCTCCGATTTTGCAGAAGCGAGCAAGAAACTCTATTTCGCACAAACGCAAGATTCTGCGGTAATCACGTTGTCGGATGGTTCCGACACCGGCGGAAGCCAGACCATTGCCGGTCTCTTGAAGGCTGACACCAAGTTCCGAACCGCGCTCATCTACAACGGCAAGACGGATGCTTTCGCTGATGCTGCTTGGGCTGGAAAGTGCTTGCCACTCGACCCTGGTTCCGAGACTTGGGCGTTCAAAACCCTGGCTGGTGTTTCTGTGAGCACTCTCACGGCGACACATCGCACCAATGCTCTCGCCAAATACTGCAATGTTTACGAGACCGTAGCGGGCGTCAACGTGACGAACAAAGGCACCGTGTCGGGCAACGAATGGATTGACATCATCCGTTTCCGAGATTGGCTCGAGGCGCGCATGTCCGAAGGCATCTTCGCCGCGCTGGCCGCGTCCAAGAAAATCCCATACACTGATGCCGGCATCGCTGTGATTGAAGGCATCGTGCGCTCGTGGCTGCAGGCCGGCGTCGCCGTCGGCGGCTTGTCGGATGACCCTGCGCCTACCGTCACCGTTCCACGTGCGGCCGACGTGTCGGCTCTAGACAAGGCTTCGCGCACTCTCAACAATGTTAAGTTTGACGCCACTTTCGCCGGCGCCATTCAAGCCGTCAACATCAGCGGCGTCATTTCAGTCTAAGGAGAAAATCTAAATGGTTACCGCTACCTATGACCCTATGTTGAACGTGTTTAGCTTCGCCGGGCTAAACATCACCGGCTTTGCACCCGACACCTATATCAGTGTTGAGCGCAACGAAGATGCCTTCACGCTCGTGGTGGGTGCGAGTGGAGAGGCCACGCGAAGTCACAACCGCAATCGCTCTGGTACTGTGACGTTGACGTTGATGGCGTCGAGCCAATCGAATGATGCGCTTTCCGCAATCGCCGTGGCTGATGAGATTTCAGGCTCTGGTGTTTCTGTGCTTTTCCTCAAAGAGGCGAATGGCACCACACTGGTCAGCGCCTCTAACGCCTGGATTAAAAAGTTGCCGGTTGTAGACCGCGCAAAAGATGCGGGCACAGTTGAATGGGTTTTCGAGTGTGAAGACCTGTCAATCTTCGTCGGCGGGTTGCTGTAAAAATAACCGTAAAAAGCGCCTGGGGAGGCCGCTTCTATGGCAAGACAACAAAAAGAAAAGACAATTGATGGGCTTACATTCACAGTGCAGCAGTTGCCGGCGATGCGCAGCCTTAAGTTGCTGCACCGCTTAGGCAAAACGGTAGGCCCCGCAATGCTCAAAGCGTTGAGCGGGGCGCCGGACAAAGCCCCGGCCAAGCTCGGCTCGATGAATGTTGCCGACATGGCCGACGGCGTCGCTCTGTTGTTTGACAGGCTGTCGGCCGATGACGCTGAAAGTATCGTGCGCGAATTGTTTGAAACTGCCACCGTCACCGAAAATGGCAACACTTTCCAGTTGATGCCTGTTTTTGACAACGTGCTTGCTGGTCGCACGGCGACACTATTTAAGGCGGTAAAGTTTGCCCTTGAGGTCAACTACCAAGATTTTTTGCCCGCGCTCCTCGCAAGCGCGCAAGCACCTCTGGCGGTGCCGCCTTCCGGCGGATTGAGCACCTGATTCCTACCTGGTCTTGCGAGCGGCTTTTGTTGGAGCGCATAGCAACACTCCAAGAGCTTGAGACCTGGTATTCAATCACTGACGTTGTCGAACGAAACGAGGCGCTAGACGCTTGGCAAGAGGCGGAGCGAGAGGCGAACTCCAAGAAAAAAGGGTAGACTTAGCCCATGGTCGTTCAAGAGCTTGTGGCCCTACTCGGGCTTGAAATAGACGAGGCGACTTTCGCGCGTGGCGAAAAAGCTTTGGGCAGCATTCGCACCGGCCTTCTAGCAGCAGGAGCCGCGGCCACAGCAGCGGCCGCCGCTATTTTCCACACCGTCCATTCAATGACAGAGGCCGCCGATGCCGCAGGGAAGATGGCGCAGCGCACCGGCGTGGACTCGGCCGCACTACAAGAGCTGTCCTACGCCGCAAAGCTTGCCGACGTGTCGACGGAGTCTCTTGAACAGTCGATGCGATTTCTTGCCAAGTCTGGCGTTAAAGATGTCAAAGGGCGGTTGCTGGAGCTCGCAGACCAGCTACAAAAACTACCGGATGACGGTTCCCGCGCGGCTTTCGCAATGCAGCATTTAGGAAAAATGGGCACTGCCTTGATTCCAATGCTTCGCGGCGGCCGTGAAGAGTTGGAGGCAATGGCAGCGGAGGCGAATGCCCTCGGAGCGGTGTTTGACCAGGAAACGATTGACGCCAGCGAGCGCTTCAACGATACGTTGACACGGATATCTGTTGCAGCCGGAGGCCTTAGAAACCAGATTGCTAAGAAGTTTCTGCCGGTTTTCCAAAAGGGCGCAGATGCTGTCTTGAGCTTCATCAAGCGCGTGGGACAAAGCCTTCCTTCGATGGAGCAGCTGGAAAAATGGGCGAAGCTCGCCGCGTTTGTTATTGGAGGGGTGTTAATAACGGCACTGATAACAGCAGGCGGGGCATTTGCTGCTCTTGCTGGTGCGGCTATCTCTGCAGCTCTTAGCGCGGTAGTGTCGTGGGCGGCCGCTGCAGCGCCGTTCCTATTGATAGCGGCCGCGGTCACGCTTGTCTTGCTTGCCTTAGAAGACCTGTACAATTTCTTCACCGGAAAAGGTAAGAGCGTAACCGGTGATTTCATGGACTACGTCAAGCGAGAGTTTGGTGACCTGCAAACTTTCTTGCTGGAATTTTTCAAATGGATAGGCGTCTCTTTAGCAGAAAAACTCATTGGGGCAATCGATTTCATAAAAGAAAAGCTGGGCTTTAGCGCTGAAGTCTCCCCTGGTGAAGTGCCTAAAGACGGTCTTTTGGACAAGGCTGCACGCTTCATCAGTCTTGCTCCAAGTGCACCAGAGTCGAACCCGAACTTTTTGGGGTATCAAACACCGTCCGGTTTCGTGCCTAAGGGCTCACCTGCCCAGGCCGGCGGCAATAGCTTCACCTCAAACATCACCGTGAATGCTACGCCGGGTATGTCTGTGGAAGACTTGGCCGGAAAGGTGGCCGAGGCCAACGAGAGTTGGTGGGATGGAAAGATGCGCTCCGCCGCTTCGGGGGTTGAGTAATGGTTTCCCTTCTCTTCAAAAAGCAACGAGCGTCCATTGGAACGGTGCAGCTTGACGCTTCTGTCTCAGAGACGCACGAGTCAAAAGTCGAAGTCACAGAGCATCCGGTTGAACGGGGTGTGAATATCAGTGACCATGCACGTGCGTTGCCCCAATCACTCCGCATTGAGGGGCTGGTGAGCAACTTCCACCTGCCCGACCCATCCGCGGCTTTGACAGCCAGACTTAGCGGCTCCACGCAATACAGCGCGCGTTCTGATTTGGCAGGCAATAGGGCAGAAGAAGCTTACAGCGAACTGCTGCGCCTAAAGGATGCGGCAGAGCTTATCACCGTTGTGACGGCGATTCAGACTTACGAAAACATGCTGATTACGGATTTGAACATTCCTCGCGACGCCACAAGTGGCGACGGGTTGCGTTTTTCAATCAACCTAAAGCAGATAACTATTGTGAATTCGCGTACGGTCGAACAGCCGGTTTCAGAGGACAAGCCGAAAAAGAAAAAGAACCTCGGCAACGTGAACTCTAAAACTACAGCCGAGGCCACGGACAATCAGTCAACGCTGCGCTCTCTTGGGGCGTCTAGATTCCTGGGGCTCCAATGAGTCTGACCCTGCCATTGCGAAGTGACTTGCCCCACTACTCGTTTGATACGACGCTTGACGGTGTTGTGTATGGTTTCGAGTTTTTCTGGAACACGATTGAAGAGGGATGGTACATGTCCCTGTTTTCCTCAAACGGCGACGCGTTGCTCCAAGGATTACGCGTGACATGTGACTGGCCGCTTGCGAAGTATTACGCTACGCCAGGGTTGCCGCCTGGCATGTTGATAGCGCAAGACACTGGAGGGGAGCAGAGAACACCTCGGCGGGATGACTTAGGCACTCGAGTGCTGTTGCTGTATTTCAGCGAAAGCGAGCTTTCAACGTGACGCAGCTTTTTAGCAGAGCCGTGCGCGTAATTGCCGGCACGCTGGAAATCACCGGACTGCGCGTGCAGTTCCGCGTAAAGAAAACCTTGAGTAAAGAGCCAAACGAGTGCGAACTCTCCATATACAACCTGAATGAAGAGCATCGAAGGGCGGTAGAAACAAAGGGGCTAAGCGTTAGAATCGAGGCCGGGTACGTTGGAAACGTGGCCCAGATTTTCGTCGGCGACGTGCGGCATGCGGAACACATCAGGGAAAAAGCCGACTGGGTAACGCGATTACAGCTCGGGGACGGTGAGCGCGCCTACCGCCACGCGCGGGTTTCGGAGTCCTTCAAGGCCGGAAATTCTCT